TCCAGTATCATTTATCTGAAATGCTTCAGCAAATGCTTGACCTATAGATTTAAATATAGTAACTATAGTTAAACCTATATTTTTAAGTGAATTAAATATTAAGAATCTAGTATCAAATTTACCATTTTTCATTACATCTAGTAAATATGACATAGATAATCCAGTCATTTTAGCAACTTTATCTAATTCTCTAAATGCTGAAACTTGATCATCTGTTAAACCGTATTGTTTTAATTCTTCGTCAGTTAGTTGTTGCATAGTCCTTAATAAATCTTCTTCAGACATATCAACTTTTTCAGTTGATTTTATTGTCTTTTTATTAAGACCTAACATTTCATCTTGCTTATCTATTATGTCTTGACTGTATCTAAATTGTGCACCTAAACGTTCATTAACCATGTTTTGTGCTTTATAATAATTTATTCCAGCCTCAGTTAATTTCTCTAATCTTGGTCTACCGTTGTCCCATGTACCATAAATAATTTGATCTACGATCTTTTCATAATCATGTACAGAGTCGGTTACTTTTTGTATTGCTCCTGATACTTTGTTTATAGGAGCTAATGTACTATTTATTCTGCCTTCAATTTCTCTTATTTTGTCAGAAAAACGTCCAGCAGTTTCAGTTATTGGTTCTAATACACCCTGAGCTTTTTCTAATGGTTTTAAAAGTTTTTGAATTGGAGAAAAACCAAATCTATATTTTTCACCTTTTTTAAACCATGTATCAAATTTTGTTATTGCTGCATTTATACCATCTGTTACTTCTTTAGTTATAGGAGATAAATTTTTTCTTATATCATTAATTCGCTCTCTTACACTATTAAGTAATAAAACTAATGGACTATTTTCAGCAATTATTGGTCCAAAGAAATCAGCACCAATTTTAGATAATGCTGCTCTAATGTTTGATAAAACACCATTTAATGTTTTGTTTGCATCTTTTGCATGTTCGCCAAAAGCATCATCCATTGCTCTAGAGAATGTTTCAAAACTTATTTTACCTTTTGAAACCATATCTCTTACTTCAGCTTCTGTTTTATTCATAGATTTAGCTAATACAGCTGCCGCATTCATACCTCTTGAAGAAAGTTGTAGTAATTCTTCGCCCATTAAACGTCCATTACCAGCAATCTTAGTATATATTCTACCTATTTCCTCATATGAACTATTTGTCATAGCAGCAACACCAGAAATACCTCTTAAGGCTTTTCTCATACCGTCGCCAGCTTGTATACCAGATGCAACTAATTGTGCTGCAACTGTAGCTGCTGCATCTAATCCGTATGCTGTAGATTCAACACCATAATTAACATCAGCCATTATGTCATTTAATCTTTTATCAGCATCAGCGAAATCTCTTAATAAACCTTTCATTTGGAAACGAGCATTTTCTATTTTTGTTGCTCTACTTTTACCACCTGAAATAATTCCACCAATACTATAATCAGATGCTTTTTTAGCGAATCCGATTAAAGTATTTGTTAAATTTTGTATAACAGTCATTCCAGCAACGCCTAAAGTAGAAAATCTCTTTTCTAAAGATGATAAACTCTTTTCAGCTTTATCAAATGACATATTATTGTTTAAACTTTTTGCACTTTTTTGTACATCATCTAATCCTTTTGATGCACCGGTTAAATGGAGTCTTTGTTTTAATTTATCTAGAGTAGACATAGTTTGACTTACGCCTTGTTCGAACTGGCGATTATCAAATTTCATCTGAACAACTTTTTCATCAATTGTTTTACTCATTATTTAATGACCTCCTTCCATGCATCATCGGCTAATTTTTCAAAGATAGGTTTTATTGCAGGATTTATATAATCTATTCCTTCAACCCATCCGCCATTTCTTGTTCCATGTCCGTATTGTAACAATACTGCAACAGAAACTTCATTATTTTCATATACATAATTAGAGTTATACCATGCTATTTCTATAACATCTTTACTAGGATAATTTATTTTATAACTCCATGAAGCTGCTGTAAGACCGGTATCTTTTGGTGTATTTGCCGCTAAAGCATCAACACCCATCTTTCCATATTTATTTAATAAGTCATTAATGTATTTACCACCGGACACAGCATTTAAAAATTTAGTAGTGGCTGTAAAGTCGCCCTTATGAGTAATTGAAACAATATGTCCCATATATTACCCCCTAGTGTTTAATTTCTTCCTTCTTGCTGCATTTAAAGCAGCATTTCTACTATTAATTTCACTTCTACTCATCTTTTTACCTGAATCGTTCTTTATATTACATATTTTAATAAGAGTAAGTAATCTATTTAAATGCCACTTTTGACATTCCATAGGTATGTTTAGTGAAATCATCCAAAAATATATTAACTCTGATGTTATATTTTCTTGTCGACCTGTATTTTTTCTTACATCATAAAATGTAGTTGCTGTCATGCTATCATCTATATATGCATTAATTTCTTTTATATTATCAGTAGTTAAACAATTATAAAACATGTCATCTACATTTTGTGTTATAGTCATACATTTAATATAATCAATAGTCTCTTCTGTTGTTTTTCGTTCCTTTGATAAAAACGGTTTCTTCCATTTTGATTCCCATTTTGAAACAGATACTAAAGAATGTTCTAAACATATTGTCTTTTCTGGCAAATAAATAAATTCTTCATTTTTTTCATCATATAACTCTTTTTTTGGTATAGTTATATTTAACATAATTTATACCTCTTATTTGTTTTCTATAAATTTTTTCATTTCTGCTTTATTTTGTGCTTCAAGATCTGCTGGTACAATTCCTTTAACAAATTCAGTAGCCTTTTCTGCATCAGTTGCTAATTCCATATATAACTCAGAAAAAGCTGCTGATTGTGAAAACTCAATTGATAAAGGTGTTCCATCTTTGTCAACTTTTAAGAATTTCTTACCATCATCACTCTTAACACCATATGATTTTAATAGTAGTTTTTTAAATAATTCTTGAATTTTTGGAACATCTTGTGCATCTATAATATTTTGTATTGTTTCAGCTAATCCACCAGTTGTTCCTAATTCCATTTCCATTAATTCCGCTTTTGATAAGTTAAATAAATATTTTTCTTCTCTTTCTACTCCGTTATAATCTGTATATTTGATTGTTTTAGTAATCATACTAATTCTCCTTTCTAATTTAAAAATAAAGGAGAGTCTTTAATTTAGACCCTCCTTTTAATATTATAAATATTTATTATCCTTCTGGATTTTCTTCTTGATTTTCTGAGTTACCATTAATAATAGCTAATACATCATTTGGTAATAATAATGTTGGTTCAGATTCTGCTGTTCCATATAATCTGTTTTTGATAGTTGTTAATTTAGCAGAATCAACTTTTGTTGAATCAATAACTAAAGTTGCTGTTGGTTTGAATCCTGTGCACTCTACTGGTGTTGTAGAAATTTCCCAGCTAAATGTAATAGCTTCTGGGCTATCATTTACTGTAGCATATGCTTTCTCTGATGGAGCAGCTAAACAATTATAAACGATATGAATCTTGTATCCTGCTTCAGCATCTTCATCTGTACCAATCTTTGTTTGATAACATAATGCAAATTGATTTCTCTTTTGTTGTCCAACTTGAACACCTGTTCCTAAATCTGCTTCACCGTTGCAAGCAGCAAATTCATCTGGATATGTGTAAGCTTCAACTGTAGCTCCAAATTCTTCTGCTGATTGTAAGTTTAAGTATTTAATATTGTCAGCATATAATGCTGTTGCTTCTGCACCTGAAGGATTTTCAGATACTTGTGTTAAACCATTCCATACAACACCATTACCATATTTCTTTGTTGTTGTATTAAAAGGATATAAAACACCTTTGCTGACACCTGTCTCGTAAAATTTTTCACCTTGTTTGTCCCAAACTAATTCCATATTCTTCCTCCTTAATAATATAATGTTATTACATCATGATTTAAATTATTATAAGTATAATGACGGTCAAAAGAAGATAAAGGCATTTCTAATATCTTTTTTATAGCCGCATTATCTGGTTTTTTATCTATAACCGTTATTTGATACTGTGTTCTATTGTGATATTTAATATTATCGGCGTTAATGTTAATATAATCGTTTACTGAATATATTATCGCTGGATATTCTATTTTTAGATTTTCAGGAGGTTGATAATATACATGTTTTGAATTTAATATTAATTCTAATTCTGTTTGCAAAGTTAATCTATTCTTTTTCATTTTCGTTGTATAAACCTCCTAAACTCAATATTATTCTAGGATATTCAACCTCAGCACTAGTTATACGCCATTTAACGCCGTGTAATATTACGTATATCATATATTGGAAATTATTAGTGGCATATGGATCAGCTACAATACTTATAGTATTATTAATAGTTATATTACCATTAATATTTTCTGTTTGTTGATATCTACTAATATTTCTAGTAATATCACCATAATATGTTTTTTCAATAATTTGTTCTTCCCATATTCCAGGTTCTGTTTGTATTGTTTCAAAGAAACCTATTTTTCCAGAAAATTTTGCCATAATAATTTTCCTCCTATTTTTTATTTATTAGCCTTCAGCTGGTGTATTGCTTTCTTGTGAATTATTTCCTGATGCTTTCTTTAATACAATTGCTGAATATGGAACAGTTAATGCTCCTGAACATCTTGTTTCCATTAAATATTTCATTTGGTTGTAATCGATATCGAAATCATCGAACATATTAACTGATCCACCTTTATCAGCACCCATTGTATAGTCAGCCATGTTTACAATTACACCAACGATATCTTGGTATGCTTCTTGTTCCATTTCTGGAATTGTAACGATTTCACTAACTCTTAATGCTGTAGCTAATTTATCTACAGATTCATAAATAGCTCTTCCATTTTGATCTTCGATTAATAATAGATCTGTTAAGTAATCTTCTGTTGTGAAGAATGTTGGTTTTCCTGATCCTTTGTAATCTTTTCTAGATCTTATAGCAGCTCTTACAATACCTTTTGTGAAACTGTCATTGTCTGATTGGCTGTTACCTGTTTGTTTGTAATCTCTTCCTTCTGTAATAGTATATTTAATTGTGAATGTGTCAACGTCTTTTACAATTGGAATAATATTTGCTTCATTAATTTTATCATTATCAGATACATCTCTACCATCACCTAAAATTGCAGCTAATGCTAGTTCCTTATCTAATTCTTTTCTCATTTCTCTCTTTTGCCATGCAACTACGTCAAAGTCTGTAATATCTACAACATCATCTCTATCAATTTCATTCTTGATATATACAGTTGTTGGTGTTACAACTCTATTTAATGCAGCCATTTGAATATTTGTTTTCTTATTTCCCTTGATATAACCTTTAGCTCTTGCTTGTGGTTCTGTCATTTTTCCCATAGTTACTTTAACTCTTGAGAATGGTGTGTGTTTAACAGCACTCATTACTTTTCCTACCCAAGATTGATCTTTTTCAATCATTATAGGTTCTTTATTTAATGCTGTAGCATCTGGGAATAATTTACCGATATCTGTGATATTATTAATAGCGGCATGTTCGATAACACTCTCTTTTAGAGATCCATATCTCTTCATATCTTTTATAGCATCTCCTAAAATTTCTGAGTGTTGTAATACTTCATTATCGTTATCTTTGTCGTTTTCAAATACATTGTGTTTCATGTCTTCTCCTCCATCTTCTTTATCATCTTCTTCGTTTTTTGCATCTTCAATAGCTTGTCCAACTATTGCATAAACAGCATCTTTTTGTTTATCAGATAATGTATTAAATACATCTTCAACAGTTTCTTCTTTATTAACTGTCTCTTCTTTCTTTACATCATCTTTAACTTCTTTTTCGTCCATTTTTTCCTCCTTTTTATCATTATCTGCGTGTTCGACTACTTCATCTTTATTATCTTTATCTGAATTATCTACATTTTCTGTATTATCTTCATGTTTTTCTGTAGATTGTTCTTGAGAAGTAGTATTTTCTTCTTCATCTTTAACATCAATATGTTCTTCTGTGTAAATAATAGCCTCTTCCTCTTCTGTACCATCATCACTATGGATAACAACTGAATCTATATATGCGCCAGGATTAGCTCCTGCTAATACTAAACTTACTTCTCTTATGCAACCATGAATAACATTATTCATAGAAGTCTTTAGTTTATTAGCATAAATAGATAATTGATTTACATCGCCATTACGAACTAATTCTTTAGCTACATTTCCAGATTCGGTATTGTTGAATTTACAATAAGCGTAAACACCATCTTCTCGGTTCTCTAATAAAGCATGACCCAAAACTTCACTAGGATCATCATGACGGTGATTCCATACTAATGGAACTTCTTGACCATTATTTTGTTTAAAGGCATCTTTTCTTATAGTACGACCATCAGAACATTGGATATCATTTCTAGTAGCCCAACCGCTAAAATCATACTCCATTTTGATTACTCCTTTCTTAAAAATTATTGGTCTGTGTATTCTTCTGGTGCAGAATACTCAGGTTGTGATTCGTCAGGATATTCATATCTAGATTCATCACTAGAAGGCTGCTTAATATTACTATTCTGTAACATATTAGCCTTAGGGTCATCAGAAGGCTTAATACCTACAATTTGTCTTATTTCATTTGATGTTAAGATCTCATTTCTAGTAAACTTATCTGCAATATCTGCGATATTAGCAAGTGGTACTAGTTTGAATGGATCTCTGAAATAAGTAATTTTCTTACGTTGAGTAATAGCAGTCTTTGATAAAAATTTTCTAGTCATTTCTTCTGTTATAGTCGAAATGATAGGTTCAATAGTACGAGAATAATAATTTAACATAGTTTGTTCATCAGCAGTACCATCTAATATTGCTTGAGTTATACCTAACTGGCTATATAGCATACTCGTTAAGTATTCAACTTGCGCCATTAAATTGTTCTCCAATGGTCTATTTAACTGAGTAATTTTCTCAGTACTATCGGCATAAGCAATTCCATATCTAGAACCAGTTAATTGATTCTCTATATCTTTTCTTCGCTTTTCTGCTTGTTCTTTTCTTAACTCTGATCTGATAGTATAAGGTAATTGAATAATTAAATCTAGTTTTCCAGAACTTGTTTGTTCATCAACAGAATCTAACAATACTAATTTTCTCATTAATCTCTGTAATGTTGAATTTGGTTCATTCATTACAGCGTATAATGGATTTTCAATTATTGCTATATCTTTTTTATTAACTATAATATCTTCTTTATTACCTGTTCTATCATTATATAAATTAACTTGAACTTTAGTTGGATACCATTGCGTTATTTTTCCAACTCTCATTGTTAATATATCAAATGATCCTTTAACTGGATTATTGGTTGTATCTACTGGAACTACTGCTATGCATCCTTCATCAAACATAGACATAACAATATCTTGTAAAAATGCTCTAGATGTTTGGTCAATATTTGCTTCTACTGTTAAACATCTATTCAAATCAGTATCAACATAATTTACTAATCTATCGTTTTCATCCATTTGACATTCTCTAACATTTAATGCTGCTACATCTAATGCTATTCTATTAAATACTGATGTAACAATAGTTCTTTCATTACCTCCAGATAATCTTAATCTATCTGGTCTATAATAAGACCCTGAGTAATCATATGACATTGTAGGAGTTTTATTTCGGAATATATTCCACGCATTTCTTAATCTGGAACCTAAAGTTAATTCCATAATTAATTACTCCTTTCTTATTTATTTTTTAAAAAAGAATCTATTTGTTCCTTTAATTTACTTCTATCTTCAGAAGATAAATTATTAATTTTTCTTTTTGTTTTATTAATATAATAAATATTATTTGCTATGTATTTTCTACCTCTTTGAGCTTTTATTTTTGCTTTATCTGATTTTATAGAATATTTCATAGCTTTACTACCATATCCTTTGGTTTTGGATATCATATTTGCTCTCATTTGATGTTTAAAAGATTTTAATTTGTATCTTTCTGATAATTTTTTATAAAAATCTCTAGAAAGATCATCATCTTGTTGAGTTGACTTATATTCCATTTTAGCTGCTTTTTTATTATATTTTGCTACTTTCTTTGCAGATTTATTAGCTTCTTCTAAATCTAATTCAGAATGTGCCTTTTCTGATTTTTTATAAAATTTAGCAGATTTTAACTCATATTTTTTAATCTTTTTATTTAATCTTTCTATTTGATTTTGTTTAAATTTTGCTCTTCTTATACCCCATTTCATACCAAGCACACCATGATGATATAGTTCATCTGTGTAATTATATTGCCACATATGTGCCTCCTATTCAAATGCTTCTCTATTTAATTTATATGCCACATAGGCATCCATTAGTGCTGCTACAGCATCAATCTTTTGATCATAACGTTTTTTATAAAGCTTTCTATTACCATTAGTGTCTTCAAGAGTTATACAGTTACCCATAGTAAATGTCATAAGTTCTTCATCAAATATTAACATTCTATCTTCAGCTAACTTCTTTAATTCACCTAATGGCACTGATTCTGTTTTAGCACCTTGTATTACTTTTTCTATACCAAATGGTCCATTTTCTTTTTCCCATCTATCCACAAAATCTTTAGCATTGTAAGGGTCAAATCCAAAGCATCTAACATCATATCCTCTTTCTATTATATGTTTATCAAGATCTTCGTATACTTCCATCATGTCTAAAACTGTACCATTCATAACTATTAAACTACCTTCATTTATAAATTCTTGATATTTACGTCTCATAGCTGGAGATAATTTATCTAATGTTCTTTCAGTTATATAGTTTCTAGTTTTAACACCATAAGCACCGCCTGATAATGGAAACAAAAATGTAAAAGCACAGAAGTCATCACCTTGTGATAAATCTGCACCAAGAGCACATGGCATTTGCCAGAAATCTCTCTTTTTATGTTTCAATGTTTCCTCATATGTAAAGAAATATGTATAACCTTCCATTGGTATACCAAATCTTTTAGCCAAAATATCATTTCTTGTAGCTGGAGCTTTTTCTGCTCTTTCTACATCTAATTGATAAGTTTCATAACTTACAATTTTACCTAAATTTGGATTTGCCTTAACCCACATATTTGGGTCTGCTACTTCATCTATACTATCTAATTTATACCACCATATAGAAACGTGAGGGTTGTTATATTCACCTTTAAGAATATCTGATAACTCCATCTTAATAGTGTCTCCTGGTCCATTACGAACTGTACCTTCAGAACTTACGGCTACAATTAAGTAGTCATCGTTTTTTGAGGCACCTTGTTCTAATGCACCTATAACATCTTCTTTAACATCACCTGATAACCATTCATCAACAGTATTAATTCTACTGTTTAAACCTTGAAGTTTATCGATGGTCATTGGTTTAATTTCTAACAAAGAACCAGTTATAAAATTTTCTATACCTTTCTTTGTAGATGCTAATTTAACTCTATCTGCTTTTGAACCAGTTGTATTATTTATTGATCCTTCAGTTAAAAATTTAAATAAAGGACCTCTGGCTCTAGTTATAGATGTTCTTATAGGAGCTAAAACCTCTTCTGCTTGTTTCATTGTCGGTGCAGTATGAACTTGATGAGTGGTAGATGAATCAATGTTTAAAAAATAACTTTGTATGTAAGATTCATACTGAGATTTTGCTGAACCTCTTGCTATTATAAGATATTGTTTGTTAATCAAACGTTTCTTAATTCTTCTATTAGCATAATGTCCAACATGTCCATTTTTTCCTGGTATATAAACACTTCTATCAACAAAATAGTACCATCCAAATATTTGTTCTGCCCATAATTTAAATGTATCTAATAATACTAAATCGTCTCCATTTGTAAGTGTTAATTCATTTTCACAATATTTTATAAAACCTTCTACCGCCTGATCGTCATACCATATTCCAGGATTTTCTATAAGAGAATCTATACGATTCATTTCCATGGATATGGTTTCGCAAACAGGTATTTCACCTCTTATTACAGCATCTCTAAACATACCATAATATTTAGGTGTAGCTGTATTAGACAATGACATACTTATATTTTCTCCTTAAATAATTATATTATTTCTTTTTTAATACCATAGAATTAATGTATATCTTTCCTAAATCATTTTGTCTTAATAATACTTCCTTAGAAGCTACTTCTACATTTTTAACAGCTTGTTTAGTAGCTTGTTTAGTAGCTTGTTTAGTAACTTGTTGTGTTAATTGTTTTGTAGCATTTGAGGTGTCTTTTAATAATACATTAGAAAATGCATTCTCAAAATATTTTTGTCCTATAGTTTTTGCTGCTGGTACAAGCATACTTGAAAATACTGCTGATACAAACTTTTTACCTATAGATGCATCTTTCTTTTTATAACCTAAATTAGTATTAACTTCTTTTAAATAATCATTTTCTAATTTTAAACGTTTTGTAGCTCTTTCTAATTGGCTATTTGTTGCTTTTTTGTAATTAACAGTATTTTTTACAGCATTATCTACTCTATTTCTCACATTATTCTTGGTATTCATTGAGACGTCGGCTTGTTGCTTACGTTTAATAGATGCTCTTCTAAACCTTCTCACAAAACTTGAAATAGGTCTATGCTTTCTATGCCCCCATCTCATTCCTATTACACCATAGTGGTATAACTCATCGGTGTTTTGATATTGCCACATGTTATACCTCCTCTTTGTCTGTTTCGTGGTATAAATTTAATCTCCATTCTAGTTCGTCTATCATTTGATTATTTGCATCTCTTATAGCTGAACTCATAGGTGGATCAAATACCATTTTTACTTTTAAATAAATATAGGATTTTACAGAATTTAATTTAGAATCATCATTTAAATAATCTTTCCATGTAGTATCTTTATCTATTTCAATTCCTTCATCAGGTCCTATTCCTAATTGATTTAATATTGTAATAACAGAATTTATATGTATTATAATATCGGCATCAAAGTCTGTATTTTCATCATAAATACCTAATAACTTTTTAATAGATGTTAAAATTTTTTCATCCATTGTAAACACCTCCTATTTAATATCTATAAATTTTTTCATACAATATCCTTCTTTATTATCTGATATCATAACTTTGTAAAATTCTTTATCTGAATCATCTAATATTTGTACAACATCGTTTCGATTAATGATACTTAGAATATCACCATCTTTTTTAGGTTCAATACGAACATTTAATTTATTGCAATTTACTATTCCTTCTTTTAATTGAATAACTTCTGGAGTTTCTTCAATAACTTCTGGAACTATTTCTACTGGATCTTCAATAACATTTGGTATATTAACTTCTGGAACTATTTCCACTGGTTCTTCTACTTTTTTATTTTTTTGTTTTTTATTGAATGTAGAAAATTTTGAATAATCTTTTTTGTTCATAATTTCCTCCTTTTCTTTAATGTTTCCATGGACTTGTATCATCCTTGGTCCTTGCAATTGGATCTAATAAAAATGCATCATCTAAATTATAATGTATAGCATCATGAGTTAATTTTGAAACACATACTAAATTATCTAAATCAAATATTTTAGATGATCTATTTAAAATATCTTCTTTAGTAATTGGATTTATATGATGAATTAATATTTTACCAACTATATATTTATCAGGGTAAGCTAAATCACAACCATTATCTCTTAATATAACTTTATTTCTAATTGATTTCCACTCAGGAGATCTATAAAAAACTTGATTTAAGTATCTATCATATCCGAATGTAGAAACACCAACTACACCGTCTAATTTTAGATAGTTCAATCTTTCTTCAAAACTTTTAAGTTTAATCATTTCACTATAAGATTTATTTTTCATTAGATTCACTGTCCTTTGAATCATTATGTCCACCATAATCTCTCATAGCAGCAATAGCATTTGCATATAATTCTTCTGTATGTTCAGCAGTTTTTAATGCACTGATTTTAGCATCGACTAAACTAGTCTGTTTTTCTAAAAGTTCTTTTTCTAATCTTTCTTTAGTGGTTCCCAATTTTAGATAATGTGTTATTACTTGAGATGAAGCAGTTCCTTCTCTAAGTTGTTTTTCAGCTAACTCTGTTGCAAGATAAATTAATTGATCTTCCCTTGCTTCCGGTGTGATAGCAGGGGCCATCTTATGAATTTTATTCTTTGATGTATCTTTTTCTATTTTCTTAGCCATTTTGTATCTCCTTTCATATACAATTCCTGCATTATTATATAGTTTAGATAACAATTAATGATGTTGGGAGTGACTTATAGAGCACTTTATACCTAGTTTTAAAGTATAGAAAGGAGAACAAGTATGCCATTTTTTACCAAACAAATTTTTTACAAAAGATAGAAGGATTTTGTTTTCTAAAAAGAACTATACTAACTCTATAAATCACTCCTAACACCATCAATTATTTCTAAAAATATACCCCCGGAGAAAATATAAAG